AAGGATCCGGAGGTCCAGCGCTACCTGCCGCTGATCATCAACGCGGACGGCAACACGACGCAGGCCGAGCTGGAGCGGCTGGTGGAGCACACCATGCGCGTGCGGCGCGGCCACGCATACGGCTTCCGCTACACCGTCGAAGGTTGGACCTACAAGGGCGAGCCGTGGCCGCTCAATCAGCGGGTGGCCATCTACGACGACGTGGCCGGCCTGGACGGCGCTGAGTGGCTGATCGCCGGGGTGCGGCAGACCTGCGACCTGCGCGAGGGCGACGTGACCGAGCTGCTGGTGCGGCCTATCGAGGCCTACGACACCGTGCCGCTGAAGACCAAGCCGAAGCGCCGCAACTGGGGGAACAAGGGCAACACCACGAACCACCCGCGCGGGCCGCGCGACAAGGCGCAGGGAGGCCGTTGATGCTCGGGAACCTCATGCGGTGGGTGCGGGTGCGCGGTCTGGTCGAAGGCTTGATCCAGAAGGGCCGCGCCGAGGCGCTGGACGACGACGCCCGTGACGACGCGCAGCGCCCGCAGGACTACGGCTTTGCCGCCCTGCCACTGGACGGTCAGGGGCTGAAGCTGGAGATCGGCGGACATACCGTCATCATCCGCCTGGACCGGATCAACGACCGGCCGCAGCTGGATGCGTGGGATGTGGCCGTGTGGCACAAGGAAGGCCACATGGTGAAGCTGAAGTCTGGGCGCGTGATCGAGATGGTGGGTGACCACCTCGATGTGAACATGGCGGTCGGTGTGAACATCAACGCGCCCAACGTCGCCTTCCAGGGGCAGCAGCTCGCCTTCAACATGTCCGGCACGACCACTATGACGTCGGCCGGCGCGATGAACATCAACGCGGCGGGCCTGAGCCACAACGGCGTGAACATCGGCGATGATCACACGCACGGCAACGTGACGCCGGGCGGCGCAAGGACCAACGGCCCCGGCTGACCGCTGCGGCGGTGAAGTGTTTCACCGTGCCGGCAATCGCGTGAATCGCGAGACTCGCCGGCATCATGTTCGACCTGGCTACTCGCCCCCAGCCTGCGCCCTATGCGGCGGCGGCGCTCGCCGTGCCGTTCGATTGGCGCCTGGTGCAGCCGCTGCCGGCGGCCGAACTGCCCTACACCGACTACCTGGATCCCGCCGCCGGCCCAACGCAGCACACCGAGCTGCTCGCCACCTACGCTCTGGAGCTGGAAGACACGCTCCAGACGGCGGTGATCCTCTCCCTCTTCACGGACCGGCGCGCCGGCCGTGACGACGTGCTGCCCTTGAACCAGACCGACCGCCGGGGTTGGGTCGGCGACGAGTTCATGGGCGGCGGCTTCGACGCTGGGACCGATGCCTGGGGCTCTGGCCTCTGGCTGCTGTACTCCGGCAAGGTGATCGGCGATGTGCTGCCGCTCGCGCAGCTCTACGCGCGCGAGTCGCTCGCGTGGATGCTGCGGGCCGGCATCGTCGATCGCATCGACGTGGATGCGCTGTGGGCCGGCGAGCGGGCTGACCGCCTGGCCGTGCGGCCGAAGCTCTACAAGCCCAGCCAGGTGCAGCCTGTCTACGACGTACTCTGGGGCACGAGCATCCGGCGCTGGTCCGAGCGGGGGATTGCATGACGCCGCTGAACGTTCCGATCCCCTCGATCAATGAGCTGACGCAGAACGCGGCGCGGCTGCTGCAGCAGTCCCTTGCCCAGGCCGCGCAGGCGGGGAACACGGCAACGCTGAGCGCGGCCGACTTGGAGCTGGCGCGCAGCAACGTCAAGGCCTTTTCTTTCGTACAGGGCGTGGGGCTGCACGGCGCCTACCGCTACCTGCGCGACTTCATCGCGCGCCAGGCGGTCCCGATCTTTTCGGCCAAGGCCTTCCTGGATGGCTGGCTGGCGACCTACCGCATGGTCCGCAAGGAAGCCGCCGCCGCGTCCGGCCAGGTGAGCGGAACGGGCGTCAACACGACGATCCTGCCGGCCGGCACCTTGCTGCAGGCTGCGGATGGCGACCAGTACCGCGTCAGCGCGGACGCTACCGTGGCCGCGGGCGTGGTGACAGCGACGGTGGTGGCGCTGATCGCTGGCGTGGCCGGCAACCGTGAGCAGGCCACGGCGCTCACCCTGGTGTCTCCGGTGGTGGGCATCGACTCGGCGTTTGCCGTGGACGTGGATGGCATCAGCGGCGGCGCCGAGGTGGAGTCGGACTCGGAGGCCATCTACCGGCTGCAGCAGCGCCTGGGCAACGAACCTCTGGGCGGCAGCCCGGCGGACTACGCGCGCTGGGCGCTGCAGCTGTCCGGCATCACGCGCGCCTGGGGCGTGCGCAACCCGGCCGGCCCGACCTCGGCGGGCGTGATCATCATGGCGGACGGCAATGTGCCTCCGGGCCTGCCCACCGAGGGCCAGCGCGTCATGGTGCGCGACTACATCCTCGACCCGCGGCGCGGCCCGCCCGACGAACTCTTCGTGATCATCCCGGACGCCCAGGCCGTGGACCCGGTGATCGGGTTGAGCCCGGACTCGGCGAGCGCTCGCGCGGCCTGTACAGCCGCTTTGAAGGACGTTTTCTTCCGCGAGGCCACGCCCGGCCAGGGCCTGCCGATCTCGCACCTCAGCGAGGCCATCAGCCAGGTCACGGGCGAGTACAACCATACCCTGGAGGTCGGCGGCTCCATCGTGGTCAGCGGCGGCATGCTGACTGTCAGCGCCTTTGACGAACTGCTCGTCCTCGGCAACCCGACCTACGTCTGAAGATGGAACGCATCCTTCAGGCGCTCACCTACCTCCTGCCCCAGGGCTTCGCCTGGCCGCGGGATCCGGACTCCACGCTGATGCGGGTGCTGCGCGGCATCGCTGGATCATTCCACGAGCTGCAGCAGTTCATCGAGCAGACGGTGAGCGAGTGGCAGCCGGCCACGACCACGACCCGGCTGGCTGAGTGGGAGCAGGCGACCGGTCTCCCCGACAAGTGCTTTGGCGTCGACCAGGACATCGACACCAGGCGGCAGCTTCTGCTGATGCGCCTGCGGGGGCCAGAGCTGCCGCTGGAGGACTCCAGTCCGGCGGCGCCAGCCGTCATCGAGGCGCTGTGTCTGAGCATCGGCTACGTGGCGACGGTCGCCTACAACACGCCGCTTCGCTGCGGGCACCGCATCGGCGAGCGCCTCGGCGTGCTCGATGGCGTGCTCCACGTGACGGTCACCCTGCCGGGTCATCGCATGCGCATGGGCGAGCGCGTCGGCTCGCGCCTGATCACCGGTCCCACCGCACACGAATTGGCCTGCCTGCTGCAGCGGATGCTGCCGGCGCGCTACCGCTTGAACATGATCCTTGTCTGAGAGGCCCTGATGGACTTCACCCTTAGCGATAGCTACTACACGCATACCGGCACCGGTCAGCGTATGCACAAGGAGCAGCAGGCTGTGCCCACGGCCTGGTCTGAGAAGGACGCCAACATGGTCATCTGGAGCCTGATGGAGGTGGTCAAGGCTGGCGGCCTGGCGGGCGTTCAGTTCGATCCGGACGTGCCCAGCTCCTATCAGGTGGTCCTCAACGCCATCCGCAATCTGTATGCGGCCAGCAGCTCCGACTTGCCGGGCAGGGTGTCGATCTTCCTGCAGCCCACCGCGCCGGCAGGCTGGATCAAAGCCAATGGCGTCCTGCTCTCGCGTGCTACTTACTCCGCCCTCTGGGCTCACGTCCAGACGGTCGGCGCAGTGAGCGAGGCGGATTGGTTCGGCGCAAGCATGCACGGCTGGTTCAGTTCAGGCGACGGCTCCACCACGTTTCGCGTGCCGGACTTGCGCGGCGTGTTCCTACGCGGCTTCGATGACGGTCGTGGCCTGGACGCGGGCCGGCTGCTCGGCTCGTATCAGCTCTCGCAAAACCAGTCGCACGCACACGGAGTGAACGATCCGCAACATGCGCACGCGGTGAACGATCCGCAGCACGCGCACGGTGTCACCGACCCGCAGCACGCGCACGGGGTAAACGATCCGCAGCACGCCCACACCACTACGCTGACCGCCCGTTGGGGCACCGCGAACGCCGGCACCGCGGGTTGGGGGGGCGACGATGCGGCAGGCGTGACCCAGGCGAACGCAACCAACGCTGTTCCTACCGGCATCACGATCCAGGCGAACGGGACTGGTGTCTCCATCCAAGCCGGTGCAACGGGCGTCTCCATCCAGGCCACTGCCACGGGGATCACGATCCAGAGCAGCGGCGGCAGTGAGGCGCGCCCGGTGAGCGTTGCGCTGCCCTTCTACATCAAGTACTGAGGCCTGCCATGACCGTGAAGATCATCTATTCCTTCGACGCCAGCACGAAGGTCTACCTGCCGCGCGCGGACGGCGAGCCGGTTCTTGCCGACCCCGACCCTGAAGCGCCGGGCGAGTTCTTGATTCCGGCCTTTGCCACGGACGTGCCGCCCCCAAGCCCCGTCGCCGGGCAGGTCCCGGTTTTTGACATGGCGGCGAACGCCTGGAGCTTGGTGGACGCTCCGGGACCGGGTGAAACAGTTCCCCCCAGTCAGCTGACATTGCCGGAACGGATCGCCAGGCTGCAGCGGGGAGTGCAGGCGCACCTGGATGCCCAAGCTCAGGCCTTGGGCTACGACAGCATCTTCACGGCGGTCACCTATGCGGACGAGCCGGCTGTGCCGAAGTTCCAGGTGGAGGGTCAGTCGCTGCGTGCCTGGCGGTCCCTCGTCTGGGCCAGGTGCTACGCGCTTCTGGAAGCCTTCGGGGCGGGGCAACTTCAAGAGCCGACGCTTGCCGGCTTGGTCGCTGAACTGCCGGACTTTGAACTGCTGTCCCCGCAAGCGCCCGAGTCGCCGGAAGGTGGAGCCTCGGAAGGTGGAGCCTCGGACGATGGAGCCTTGCAAGGCGGATCCTCCGTGGACGTGGTATGAGCCTCAAGACGCGCCCCTTTCGACTCAAGCTGCTCTCCCGCCTTGGCGCGCCGCTGCCAGGTGCGAAGGTGCAAGCCCAACTCACCAGCTACCAGATCGACGGCCCCAACGTCGTCAAGCTGGTATGGCCTCTCACCGAAGAGGAAGACGCCCCGGGGTACTACTCTGGGCCGATCTGGCCGAATGCGCGCGGCGACGGCACCAGTCAGTACCTGATCACCGCCGACGCTGGCGAGTTGCGCATGCAGGCAGCGGTTCACACCGTGCCCGATGGCGGCTCTGGCGTGACGGTTTCGATGGACTTGATGGTCAACCCCGAGCCGTGGCCGCCGATCTATCAAGCCGCGAGTGAAGTGGAGGCAGCGAGGGTCTTCTCTGAGTCGGCGGGGGAGTCAGCGAGCATCGCAAGCAGTGCGAGCGCAGCCGCAGAAGCCGCCGAGGAGCAGCGCGTTGCGCATGAAGACCGGCTCTATCCTGGCGTGTACGCTGTGCCACCCACGGTAAAGCCACATAGCGGCGATCCTTGCGACGATGGTGATCGATGCTCGATCCTCGTGGGCGATGTCCCCTATGAGCATCTCCGAAGTGGCGGAGCCTGGGTGATCCCGAACGTCGACGCCGCAGACATCGCCAGCACCGTTGCAGGCAAGGGGGCGGCCTTGGTCGGCTTCGCTCCGCCAGCTGGCAGCGATGAGTTCTGGCCGGCGCTGCAGCCCAGCCAGGTGCGCCAGGCGGTGGACTATATGGCGCAGAAGGTTGGCAGATCGGAAGAGCGTCGTGGAGGGGAAGAGGGGCCAA